CATCCCAATAATGGGATTTTTGCTCAAAAATTTTTAACCCCCTAAAGGTAGAGATTAAGGCATTATATTAAGTCAAAGGATAGAAGGTGTCACTATGTGACATATTTATAACTGCATATTAAATTAAGGCATATTAAGTTAAGGCATATTGGAGTAAGGTCTATGATAGAGGCGACAAGATCACTGTTCACCAATATGGTGATCTTGACGCCGACTCAGGATAGAAACACATGGAAAGTTATTGTAATGTTGGAGCAACCAGATGATTGACAACAAGGGCAAGGGGCGTTGTCAACACTGGTCGCAAACATCATAAAGGTAGACTTATTAAGTAGGGGCGTGGTGCCACTGCGTGGCATATTATAAGAGGGGCAAGGAAGATATTAGATACAGTATCCTGTAGCTAACGCCTTGCCTTGCCTGTACCGGGGGGTATACCCCCGGATTTCGAGGGGGTACCCTCAATACATACAGTCTCTTCCACACTCAGTCTCTCCCCAAAAAAAATTTCAAAATTTTTCTTGACTTCTCACTTTCCCTCTGCTATACCATGGGATGAAATGAAACTTAAAGTGGTACGAAAAAAAAAATCCAAAAGTTCCGAATGGGTATCTGCGGATAAATTAATTGGTGGATCGGATATCCCATCTAATTGGGGGATTATTGAGGAGGGTATGTGTTTTCAGGTTAGGGTAAGGGGTGGCGAGCTTTTTGGTTCCTTTGAGCCTGCGAATATATATAGTAATCATTATAAGGTTAAGTGATGCTTGAGCAAGACACTCACATGTGCGACTACAGGGATTGTGATAAACTAATTGTATTTGATAGTATGGTGCAAGGGGTTGATTATGATTTAATGGTGTATAAGGGGAGGCCAAGGAGGGACGAGGAGGATGATCGTGCGTCCCCTGCGTTTGGGGACTTGGTGTTTATTTTATGCAGGGACCATTTTTATGTTGCCCAAGCGGAGATGATAGCTAACCAAGGGGTTGACAGTGATGGACTGAGGGAGGTATTCGGGATATGGTAACTATATTGAGTATTATTGGTATGGTAGGAGCTTTATTCTTGTTTATCAAGTATTTGACAGGCTTTGGTATAAAGTCCGAAAGGTTGAAGAATTTAGAGGAGGCCCATGGTCACGCTATTAAGGAGGCCAATTTAAGGGCTGAAATAAGGAAGAAATATGCGGAAAGAATCGACAGTATTATGCCTGACGATCCTAACCTTTTTGGCTAGTGGTTGTTATTCTTGGTATAACAGGAGTAATTTAGACTTGCCTTTGTATCCTGCAGAGCCCATAATGAATCTCAAGCGTGAATCGGAGATTAAGTGGTCTATGAGCCATGATGATAAGGTGGAGCTACAGAAATGGATTCTTGGCGTCCAACGCTTTAGGGATGAGTGCTACGTTGTTGGGGGAGGGCCATGAAATATTGGTTAGTAATGTTTGTTTGGGTGCTTAGTGGCAGTGTTTATGCAGGTGAGCATTGGAAGGAGTCTGACCATTATAAGGAGGTGGATGTTTACAAGCGATTTCAAACGGAGAGGGATTTTCATGCCCATGTGTACGCATGGCAACCTAACATGGTGCCACACTCTGTAGTGGCTTATATGGATTATGACTTAAACACCGCTGTGGATGAGGCGTTAGTTTTTCCTTATTATTCAGTGAACAGGATACGAAGCTGTAATCCAGAGCATCGGGCTAAGGCCAAGGAGGGTCATTTGGTGTTTAGTATTTGCGATTCGTTAAACAACTTTGAATCTATTTATCAGCCTTATGATTATATAACAACTACCAAGGGATGGGTTTGCCATACATGTATTTATGAGAAGATTTATGGTAAGATGAGTGTGTTCCCCGTAGCCCAAGTTAATGCCGATTAAAAATCCAAATCTAAGGGAGTTGTTAAAGAAGTGGCAATTACGCCTCGGCTTACAGAACTGGCACATTAAGGTTCGGTATGCCAAACCTGTGGATATGGAAGGGTGTCAGGGTTTAAACGACTATGACCAGACTTATCTTACTTCTAGTATTAAAATTCTTAAACCAGAGTATTACAGTGACAAGGACTTTCCACAAGATATTGAGGCTACCCTCATACACGAATTGCTTCATCTTCACTTCGCTTTCCTTCGTAAAAGCTCGGATAACGCAGGGGATGCAGAAGAACAAGCAATAGAATTACTAACCAGAGCGGTGCTATATGACAGAAAAAAAACTACCACAGCAGTGGGAGAAGGGCCAAAGCGGAAACCCAAGGGGGCGTCCAAAGGGAGCAAGGTCGAAAATATCGGAGGCAACTCTACAGGACCTTCTGGTTGATTGGGAGGCTCATGGATCAGAGGCTATATCTGCGTTTAGAGACAAGGACCCCGGCGGGTATGTGAGGACGGTAGTTTCATTATTGCCTAAGAATGTTGAGCTTAAAAGTGAGCTTAACGTTAATTTTATTGACGCTTTAAAGGAAATAGAGGATGCCAGCAGAAAGCTCTTGGAAGCAGAAGTTATTGACGTGGAGATCGGACCCTCACTTATTCGTAAAGGAGGTGTTCAAGGCGAAAGCGGAACCGTGGCAGAAGGAGATGATGGAGCATGTCCAGAAAAACGACAGGATAGCAGTGCGATCAGGGCACGGAGTGGGGAAGACGACAGTACTCTCATGGATCATCCTGCATTGGCTCTTGACACGGTATCCAGCGAAGGTGGCCTGCACAGCTCCAACAGCACACCAGCTTGAGGATGTTCTCTGGTCAGAAATAGCCCACTGGTATCGTCAGATGCCTAAACCTCTACAAGCCCTCCTCAGAATGACTGGGGAGCGGATAGAGGTTGAGGGGGCTACCTTGGAGTGTTATGCCGTAGCCCGGACGGCTAGGAAGGAGAAACCGGAGGCGTTTCAGGGGTTCCACAGTAAGCACATGCTTTTTGTAGTGGATGAGGCTTCTGGTGTGGAAGATATTATATTTGAGGTAGGCGAAGGTGCGATGTCTACCGCCGGTGCAAAGACGCTTATGACCGGTAATCCTACCCGCACCAGTGGTTATTTCTATAACGCATTTCATGAACAAAGACATTTATGGACCACTATGAAGGTGGGGTGTGCTGATTCCGGCAGGGTTAACCCACGTTATATAGAGGAGATGAAGGAGAAATATGGAGAAATATCGAACGTATTTCGTGTGCGTGTGTTGGGTGAGTTTCCTTCTGGCGATGACGATTCTGTTATCCCCCTTAGTATTGTTGAAGAAGCTGTGGATAGAGATATCAAACTTGTGGAAGGAGATGTTGTCTGGGGCCTAGACGTAGCGAGATTTGGTGGAGACCGTACTGCCTTAGCTAAACGTTGCAACAATCATTTACTGGGGAATATAATATCATGGCGTGGAAAAGATTTGATGCAGACGGTTGGGATGGTGAAGGCTATGTACGACAAAGCGAAGGGATGGGAAAAACCGGTAGAGATTCTCGTGGACGCAATCGGTATGGGGGCAGGCGTGGTAGACCGTATGATGGAAGTTGGTTTGCCCGTAAGAGCAGTGAATGTAGCGGAGTCACCCTCTACGGAAGGAAGGTTCAACCGAAAAAGGGATGAGCTATGGTGGGAGGCTAGGGATTGGTTTATGAATAGGACATCTGTTATCCCTAATCAAGAGGAACTTATATATGAATTAGCTATGCCTAGATACCAATATACATCAGCCTCTAAGATAAAGGTGGAATCTAAGGATGAAATGAGACGTAATGGGATACAATCACCCGATTTAGCTGATGCTTTTTGCTTGACTTTTGCTCATACTTATGTTAAGAGTTATGGTAAGAGTATAGTTTACCCTGAACTGGGTGTTGTATAATAGGAGAAAACTGATGGCTGAATATGAAGATACAGGCGGATACGCCGTAAAATTTACAGGAAACAACCACCGTGGGGGTGCTAAACAGGGAGGAAAGTCAGGCCGGGGTTCTTATACCTCAAAGTATAATCACACCAAGATGGAAGATGGTATGGGGAATATGACTTCTTCATATCATGGCACCGAACACGGGTACACATGTGAGGGTGAAGCTCGTGCCAACAAACATGCAAAAAAGATTGCCAACCAATAGGAGTTTACATTTACTATGAGTGCCAAGCTAACTGCTAGGGTCAGCACCTTGGAATCGCAGGTGGTTGAACTGGAGGAGGTCGTTAAATCATTTTTGTCATTAAAATCATTAAAATCTGATGATTTAGGTATTGACATAACACCTAAGAAGAGAGTGAATGGAAAACACAGTAGCCCAAGGGGAAAAGGTAAAACCAAGAAAAGTTGATGATGAACGCCTAAGAGCGATTATCGACTTTGAAATTAGAAACTCTCTTGGTTTTGGTGGGGAATTATTTGAACAACGCAGGAAAGCCCTAGACTATTATTACGGAGATAAGTTCGGTAATGAGGTTGAGGGTCGTTCTCAAGTTGTATCTTCTGATGTATTTGACACTATTGAGTGGATGATGCCATCCCTTATGCGTATATTCACATCCGGGGATGATATTTGCCGTTTTGACCCAGAGGGGCCAGAAGATGTCAAGGGGGCCGAGCAGGAGTCTAAGTATATAAACCATATTTTGATGAAGGATAATGATGGCTTCAAAATCCTTCATGATTGGTTTAAAGATGCCTTAATGATGAAGAACGGCATTGTCAAGTCTTGGTGGGACGAGTCCGAAGAAGTTACTATGGACGAATACGAGGGGCTGAACGACAATGAATTTATTCAACTAATCAATACAGACGGGGTTGAGGTATTAGAGCATACCGAGAATCTTAGCGAAGATATAGCTATGCAGGTGGCCATGAGCCCCGGCCTTGAACGTGCTGGCGTAACGCATGACGTTAAGATCAAGAAAACAAGAAAAACTGGGAAGGTGCAGGTTACGGTTGTGCCACCAGAACAGCATTATATATCACGAAGAGCGGAAGACATAGATGACGCCATG